AAAATTGAATTAAGAAAATTGAATTAAGAATATATTTTATCATTAAATAATTAAAGATAGTTAAATATACTTTAATATTAAGACTAATAATAAAATAATATTAATATTTATAAAATAAAATTAAAATGGCTGAAAAAAGTGAAAAAGTTGAAAAGAAGATTTTAAATATGGGGTTTCCTTATGAAAATACTTGGGATATTGGTAATGACCATTTAACATTTGAGTTAAAGAATTTAGATTTATCATTTGTTAATAGTTTGGAGAGAATTTTGTTAAGTAATATTCCAGCTGTTGGTTTTAATGTAAGACCGCTAGAATTATCACAATTTAAAGTTTATAAGAATAATAGTCCATTTGAAAATGAATTTATTACTCATCGTATTGGGTGTATTCCAATTCATTTAAATGCTGATACTTTTGATCCACTAGAGTATTCTTTTATTATTAATAAAGAAAATGCTTCTAAAGATTATTTACCGGTTACAGCGGAGGATATTCAAGTTTTTAAATTAAGTGAAAACCGTAATTTAACTAAAGAACAAGTTCGCAAGATTTTTCCTGCTGACCCTTTAACTGGAGGATTTGTTCCTATTACCAAGATTATTCCTTGGGAAGATAAAACATTAGATAAGCCTGTATTTCATTGTGAAGGACGTGCTATTGTTTCAACAGCAAGTGTAAATGCATCTTTTAGTAATGTTTCTGTTGTTGCTCATAGTTTTAAAATTGACCCTGAATATTATCAACAAAAATTTAAGGAATATATGAAAGAAGAATTTGATGAACATAAAAGAATTAATCAACTTCTTAAAAAAACAGATCCAGAATTTGTTGAAGAAGAAATGACAAAAACTGAAGAAGAAATGAAAAAGAAATTTGATTTACTTGAAGCTGAACGCTGTTTTTATCGAAATCTTGATGAAGACCCTTATTGGTTTAATATGATAGTTGAATCAGTTGGTATCCATTCTCCATTGACATTAGTTGAAAAAGGTCTTGAAATTATGATTAATAAAGTAAATATGTTTAAAGGTTATCTAGAAAACCCAATTGATAAACAATTAGAAATTACTAAAGGATACAATTCAATGGACCGTGCTTATTGTATTCGTGTTTATAATGAAAATGAAACTCTTGGTAATTTAATTGCTGCTCATTTACGGAAATTTTATATTGATGAAACCCAGCAATTATCAATTGTTGGCTTTAATCGAGCACATCCTTTGGAAAAAAGTATTTTAATTTATGTTAATCCACTGAAAGATAAAAGTAATGATTGGGGTGTTATTCGCGAATTAATCTTTGAATGTTGTGATAAAATTGTTAAAATAACTAAAGATTTACTTCTTGAACTACAACAAACAAATTTATACAAAGCAAATATTTCAAAGAAAAGCAAGAAACACACTTTTTAATAATTTTTAGAAAAAAAAAGTTTTATCAATAATTCTTTTTTTCTAAAAAGTTTATCTTTAATATAATTAAAATTATAATAATAAACTTATAAAATTAATAAAAATGGCTTGGAAATTTAGAAATATTTTACATACAATATTTTTTGTATTATTTGTTGTTATAAATCTAATGATATTTTTTTATCTTAAATTTCAAATTAAAAATGAATGTGAATGTGCTAATGGTAAAGTTTGGGGATTAGTCCAACCTTTAGATTATATAACTTGGTTTTCTTTAGCAGCATCTGGATTAGGTGCTATTAATTTAATAATTAATTTAAATCGTGGATTATCATCTATACCTTTATTAGGAACAGTATTTAATTTAGTGATTGCTTTAGCTTGTGTTTCACAAATATTTATGATTTCACAATTTGTATCTAGAATAGGAAATCAAGGATGTAAATCAATTAATAAATGTCAAGATAAAACTCTTAAAATAGTTGCAAGTGCAGTTGTTGCAGCTGGATATTTTATTTATCTAGGTGCTTTTGTTCTAGCTATTTTATTAGTATGGCTTTAAATTCTTTTTAATATTTTTAAATATTTTTTAATTTTTTAATTTTTTAATTTTTTAATTTTTTTTAATAATTTTTATATTTAAAATAAAAAAAAATAAAATTGAATTTAAAAAAGAATATGAGAACATAATTGGATATAATATATATATAAATATTTTATCCAATTTATTAATTTTATTAATTTTCTTCAATTTAAAATGAATTTTCTTCAATCTTTTCAATCATCTTTTGATGCTTATTTAACTTCTTTTGTTCCATCTGTTGAAGGTGAAAGTGCTATTACATTTTATGATTTTGTGCGTAATGAGCTTCGTAAGAAGAATATTCAAATTTTTACTAATCAAGGTAAAGGTACAACATTATGTCGCTATAAAGGTGATAAATCTAAAATGGATTGGGCAAGTGAATTAGTTCGTTTTTCACGTAGTATTATTTTTGATTATGAAACGTATCAAACATTAATGGTTTCTCCTCCTAAGTCTCTTTTATTAGAAGAGTTTAAGGAAAAACATTCTACATTTGAAGGTGTTTTAGTTGAGGGTTTTCCATCTGGTCCAATGGTTAATTTATTTCATCATCCTAGTAAGGGTTGGGTAATTTCAACTCGTAGTTATGTTGGTGCGGATAATAACTTTCGTTCAGGTGAAAAATCTTTTCACAAGCTATTTAATGAGGCACTTTTAAAGACAACTAATCTTGAATTAGGAAAACTTGCAGATGAATTTAACAAAAATTTAACCTATTCTTTTGTTTTAACTCATCCTGATTATTTTGATGTAACTCGTTATGCCAATCCTAGTATTGTATTAGTTGAGGTTCGTAATCGAGAACAAAACCATCAATTAGTTAATCTAAGTGATATTAAGAGTGATTTTAAGGGTCGTGAATGGACTATTAACTTTCCTGAACAATATACTTTTGCTACTTGGGAAGCAGTTGATGAATTTATTAAAACTCAACCTTGTCAAGAGCAAGGATTAGTCTTTCGTTTTGGTGAAGAACGTGCTAAAGTCCGTAATCAAGAGTTTCTAAAGGCTCGTGTTTTACTTGGTAATCATTCTAAACTGATTGATATTTTTGCTGAGAATCTTCAAAATAAAACAACTAATGATTTTTTGGATATTTTTCCGGAAAAGATGACTGAATTTGAGCATTATTTAGAAATTTATGGATTATTAATTCATCAAACTCATTCTTATTACATTGCTCATCATACTCGTCCGGCTGGTGAAAAGATTGAATTTAGTGAAATTCCTCGTCCTATTCAAACAGCCATTTGGAATATTCACAAGCAATATTTAGAAAGTGGATCAACACGGGAAACTCGTCGTCAAGTTAAACCACTTGTTGTTGAAAACTATTATAAGAACTTAACGGCTGTTGAACTAGCCAATGTTCTTTCATACTGGGATATTTATATTAAAAATAATCCCATTCAAGAAAATACTAAAGCACAAACCCAACAAAAGGTTCGTCGTTATGTTCCACGTCGCCCATAAAATGCTTATTAATTTTTAACTGAAAAAAGTGTTTTTCTTATTTTTAATTTTTTTTTAATATAAATTTATAAATTAATAAATTTATTAATAATATAAATATATAATTTTCTAAAAGAAATAATAAAGATATAGATAAATATATTTAATTTTTTTCTCAATTATTTAACAAATATTTAAAATGAATTCCTTAAAAATAAATTTAAATATAGGAAGTATTATAAAAATTTTTAATAATGATGATAAGACATCACAAACAGAAGAAATTATTGGTGTTATTATAAATAAGAATAAAGCTAATAATGTTTTAATTTGTTTTAATTTAAATTCACAAAATCAGCCTTTTTTTTACCAAGTTAATTTAGAAAATTCAAATTATGAACTTATAAATAATAAAAATATCAATCATCCTGATTTTTTTAATATTAAAAAAGCCTTATTAAAATACTATCATTTACATAAACACAATAAAGATGAAGTTAAGGTTTTAACTGATATTATGGATTTTGCTTATCCTAATGGAATACCTAATATTCAAGATAAATCAACTCACGTTGCAGAGTATGAAAAAGAAAATGAACAATTTTTAGAAGCTGGAACACAAGTTAAGCTTAAATGTCATCCTAATTCAACAGTTTCATTTCTAGATAACCAAGTTTTAGATATCCAAGATTTTTTAGAAAAAGGTATCCGTGTTGTCAAAAGAGGAGCAACTAATGAAAGTAATAAATATTATACTTTATTTTATAAACATCCAACTCAAGACAAATCACTAGCAGGTGTTAAAGAAATGATTATTTTACCTAATAATCCTAAATCAAAAGGTTTTTCAGTTAAAGACCAATTACAAATGAAATTAGAGAAAGAAACTGATAAATCTAAGGGATTTTTAACACAAATTATGGATGCTAAAGGAAATGTTTTTGAACTTAATTCATCAACATTAGAATTAAATTCATTAGATGGTAAAATGAAAGGTAATTACTTTCCTGGAACTGATGAAATTAATATTCTAGTTAATATGCTTTTAGAAGAACAAAAAGAAAAAACAGCACAAATTGTTAAATCAGTTTTAAGTGATGATGATGATAATTTTGATGATGAAGAAGATGTTAATGTTAATGTTAATATTATAAAGATTAATGACAGTGATGATGATGGAATTTCTTCTTCATCACAATTATCATCACAATTATCATCACAATTATCATCAAAATCACAAATTATTTTACCTGTTTCTCTTCCAATTCAATCTAAATTTTCAACACATATTGAAAATCAACAAGATAGTGAAACAGAAGAATCAAGTGGAGAAGATGAAGATGATATTTTAGCAATTCAAAAAATTAAAAATAGTTTAGCAACTAATCAAGAATTAGAAGAGGTTCATTTAAAAGGTGGTGCTTATAAAAAAACTAGAACAAAAACTGAAGATTTAACTTTTGAAAGTATGATTGAATTAGATATGATAGATGAAGATACTGAAGAGTTAATTAATCTTAAATCAAGAATTCGTAAAATAGATGATGATGACTTAAAAACAGCTAGTTCAGGATTAGATACTGGTTCTGGTTCAGGAAGTGAAGATTATGAATTAGAAGATTTTGATGTTGCTGATGAACCAATTGAATTTGAATTATCAAAAGTTATTTATCGTTCTAAAAAAGTCTTAGTTCCAGATGAAAAGAAAATTTACCAACCAGAAATACAAAAAAGTGAATTTTTTAAGTATTTATTAGAAAAATATATCCCAAATAAACAACTAAGAAAAAACAACTATCTAGTTAATCAAGTTCATAAAATCAATAACAGAATTGTTGATTTAAAAGATGAATTTGTTAATCT